GACGGAAGTACAGATTGTGTCTGGCATTGATGGCAAACGTTTCATTGATAGTATGAATCTTGCGACAAGCAGGGGGTTTCCTCTTAGTGGGCCTAAATCTCAAGATATTATTGAGTTGGAACCTAATGAGGAACATGCTTGTCCGCGCACATTGGAACCCACACATTGGGATGAGTTGGCGGCTTTTGAAGCCAACGCGCGGCAATATAAGAGACATAATTGTCCTTTTAAGGCTTGTTTGAAAGATGAACCTACACCTATTGTGAAAGATAAGGTGCGAGTTTTTCAAGCAGCAAGTATGCCGTTACAACTTGCAATGAGAAAGTATTTTTTACCCATTGCTAGAATGTTATCCCAACATCCATTGATGTCCGAATGTGCTGTAGGTATTAATGCACATGGGCCAGAAATGGACCAGCTTTTTAAACATATTCGTAAATTTGGAAAAGAACGCGGTTATGCTGGCGATTATGCCAAATATGATTTACGTATGCCTGCACAATTGATTTTTGTGGCTTTTGACATTATGATTTCGTTTGCACAATGTTTCCCTGATAATTATACTCAGGATGATATTTGTGTAATGCGGGTCATAGCAACAGAGGTGGCATGCGCAGTTACTGCCTATAATGGAGATTTTATCCAATTTATTGGATCTAATCCGTCAGGCCAATCGTTGACGGCATATGTCAATTCTATTGTGAATTCTTTATTGCATCGCTGTGCATTTTATGCATGGCAGGATGGAAGAATGTGGAATGCACGTTTTAAGGATTACATTAGTTTGATTACGTATGGTGACGACTATGGTGGTAGCGTATCCAAAGTAGTTGATTACAATAACGTAGATTTTGTTAAATGGTGTGAACAATTTGATATGGTTGTGACACCACCGGACAAGACGTCAGATGTAGTTGATTATTTGGATTGTGATGAGCTGGATTTTTTGAAGAGAAGACCGAGGTATGATGAGGAATTGAACCTTTATATGGGTATCCTTGATGAGCAGTCTATCTTCAAATCCCTTCATAGTAATCTTAAGTCTAAGACAGAAACACGAGAGACTGTTGCCAGTAGTTGTATTGGTTCAGCACTCACTGAATGGTTTTTGTATGGACGTGAGAAGTACGAAGATCGTCGTGCGCAAATGAAGGAAGTTGCTGAGAGGCATGGTTTGACCGAAATGGTACATGGTTTGGACTTAGATTATGACGATCGCGTCGCTA